CTATCGAGCTTGTGTATTGGGACACTAAGGTTGCCGCACATGAGACATACAACCGAGGTGACTACGAAGCGTTGATGTCATCAACTAAACCTGCGGGTGGTGGTGGCACTGACCCACGCTGTGTACCTGCGTATATAAAAGGTAAGAAGTTAAAGCCTGAGTGCGTCATCATGTTGACTGATGGTTATGTAGGCTCGTGGGGTGAGTGGGCACACCCTGTGTTCTGGGGTATTACAACTAAGCGCATCACTGCTGACTGTGGTGTTTCTGTTTATATCGGAGATTAAAAATGGCACGCAATGATGGATACGCCGCACTGATGGTGCGGCAAGAAACGAAAGATAATTTCTTAGCCGCTAAGAAACATATCGAGAAGCAACTAGGTTTAACGGATGCCGGTACAGCGTTCACTGTATCAGGTGCGATTGATTTTATGTGCAAAAAAATAATGTCTGACATTATTTCTAAACAAGGAGAGTAATCATGATCGGAAGCAACGCAATGTTAGTCGAGTTAAACATCCCCCTGTGGACAGCTCGCAAGATGGACAAGAAAGTATCCGAGGAAGTAGATAACGCCAAGGGTACTCATGCTCGTGGTGGTAACTACCACAAGAACTTGTTAGCAGGTTCGGACAAGCTCGAGCGTATTCAGAAGATAGCAGGTGCGGCACGGACATGGCACTATGAGAACACATTGCCTTGGACGGACAAGGGCGCACGCCTGTTGCCAATGAAAAGCTTTTTTGATTACAAGCAAACTCTTAACAACTTTGAGAATCAATTTACGCAAGCTGTTAATGACTTCTGCATAGAGTATCCGCAACTGGTATCAAAATCTGCGTTCACGCTTGGCGGTCTGTTTGATCGTGACGAGTACCCTGATGTTGAGAAGGTGCGTGTCAAGTTTGGCTTTAAGTATTCGTTTAGTCCTGTGCCTGAAGCGGGTGACTTCCGAGTTGATGTGGAAGAAGAAGCACTCAACGAACTCAAGGAGCAGTACGAGTCGCTGTACAAAAAGAAGTTAGATGATGCGATGCAAGACACATGGCAACGACTACACGATGTGCTGACACACATGAGCCAGAAGCTCGACTTCTCTGATGATGCAGTAGACGAGAAGGGTAACAAGCTCAAGCGTTCACCGTTCCATACATCAACCATTACTAATGCGGTGGAGCTATGCGGATTACTTACCAAGCTCAACATCACCAACGATCCCAAGTTGGAGGAAGCACGACAGAAGTTAGAGCGAGCATTGGTGAACATTGATGCAGATACTGTTAAGGAAAGCCAAGAGATTCGCCAGAGTGTTAAGGCGAAAGTGGATGCCATACTGGATATGTTCTAAGGAGAGAATAATATGAAAGGGAATTGGGACGTTCCTTTGTTTGAGGTGTTGTTCACTGCGGAGCGTGTCGATGGTAGCAAGTTAAAAGGTGCGCTCAACAGGCGATGGAAGTACAGACCAAGAACGAAAGAAGTATGGATGAACGAAATCGCTTGTCGTTATGTACGAAAATACAGACCACTTGCCGCTTTTGCAGACGAACTTAGAATCAAGATACGGAATAAGTATGGGTTGAGTAAACCTTTTTATAGCTGCTTTCCCCATTCCGCTAACTCTATCGGGTATTTAGTGGTGGATGAGCAAATGGGTAGGGTCAGAGCAACAGGGTATAAGGGTTATGGTATGGATACCCCCGTATCAATACTCGAAGCCGCAGAGTATCGCAAAAAGAAGTTAGAAGTTCTGTTATCAAAGAAGCACAACTTAACCCCTAAGCAGTTAGAAGCATGGATCTTAACAACTGAATCAACCAAACTTTTATCGGAGCTAAAACATGAACGCAAACGCAAATACCACACAGGAAACATACTTAATGTCCTCAACTACCCCAACGAATAAACTTGGGTTCGGTGATAACAAGGTAGCTGTACCTGAATCTACAGAAGATGTTATTGGGTTACTAGCCCGCATCATGGCATCTGCTATTAACAACTCAGTAGATATAGATAACGCCAAGTTAGCATTGAACGCCGCAACCCGAATCATTGAGGCACAACAAGCAGACACGCGAATGAAGGCACTTGCTATCGCATCTAATCGCATGATTGCTAAGACGAAGGGGTGGGCATTGATAGACGCATCACCTAAAGATGTTACTGAAACGGCGGGAGAGGACGATGATACAACTAACTGAAGGTTTGAAGTATGACGACATACTGCCCCAACTGCGTGAGGTGCTTGCAGTTATTCAGGTTAAACATGCTGCGGTATCAGCGGATACCCTGTTGGTTAAGTATGTACCGCACCACACACGCACAGACGTTGGGCGGCTAGCGTTCTTTGATAGCAGGTTTGTAAGTGATGAGGACAAGCCTGTGTTTGAGTTACGGTATGCCCCATCGTACACACGAGGTAAGGACTACGAGTATGTAATAGATTCAAAACGAATTCAGAACGAGAAGTTTTCGGTTCACAACTCTGACTACCACACCCGCTCAACCGTAGACCCTAAGAAGGCTGTGCGTATAGCTATGGAAGTAGCCAAACCATTCAGTTGGTATGAGCTTGGCTTGCGTACAAAGAAGGAGGCGAACCGACAGCACGAGATGTGGATGAGTGAAGGCTCAGGTGTAACTATGTCACTGAACATGGGGCATAGGGAAATATACGAAGAACTTAACAATCTAGTCAAACAGAATGTTATCTTTACTACCCCTGCGTTCAAAAGGGCTGTTGAGTCTTTGGATTCTTATCGTGAGTGGCGGGAGAAACAACAAAAGAGTCCGCTCTTGAACTGTGTGGTTGAGGATGCGGGTAAGTACTACTTGGTTAAAGACCCGAAGGTTGACCCCGTAGTGTACGAGGACTTTGACCTACTACCCGAGGGATACCGCAGTAAGGTGTCGTTGCTACGCATAATGGGTGACAAGCACTTTATCCCCGAGGTTGGGTACAAGGCTGATATCAGAACCTATTGGCTGTACGAAGATACCGTTTGACATCATTAGTACTAGAACTTATACTCATACCAATCCGAATAATCATACTAGGAGAAAGAGTGAATGAGATAAGCAAAATACGAGTAGCAATAAATAAAGCCGACAAATATGGCGGTATCAGTGTGCAGTGTACAGCGGGTATAAAGTTCTCTGACCCTACGCAGATATGGTTTGCCTACATACCCAAGTTACTTGCACCCAAGATAGCAATACTCAAAGTATCAGGCACAGACGCCAACATCCAAGGCGTAGGACGCCAAGCACTACCAGATGTTTTTTATATTGAAGTAACCCCGTCCGAATGGACACAACTTACCAAGGAAGCAGATCATCATGGGAACACCACGCGGAGCATTAATGAAGGCGGTTATCAACGCAGTAATTGCTAACCCTTATAGCAGACCTAACGAGCTTGGCGAACTGTTAGGTAAAGAGGCTGGAGGAGTATCGAATGTACTGAGCAAGTTGTATAGAGCCGGTGTATTAGGGCGCAAGAAATGTCGGTACTACTTCAAAGGTTTCAAAGCTCAGAAGCAAGTTAAGCCCGCTCCAGTTAAAGAAGCAAAACAAGTAGTGCAGGAAGAATCTAAACAGCTTGAGTTGCCGTTGTTTGAAGCACCCAATAACCCATACACCAAAATCCAAGCGCTTGAGAAAGAGCTGTATGAGTTGAAGGTACAGTTGCTCGATCATTATGCGGTCATTAAATACCTAGAAGGTAAATTGGAAAAACAATGAATGATGAAGACTTGCGGGACTTGTTTGCGGGGTTAGCTATGCAAGGGTTGCTTGCTAATGGGGACTACTCAGCACAAGAAATACCCCGCATGGCGTACAAGATATCGGATGCAATGATCGAAGCCAAGTACGCAGAACCCGAACCTGTACCCGAAGAAGGTATCACAGCAATTAAACCGAAGCGTAAACCTAGGAGTACTACATGAAGAAGTTACTTATCGCATCATGTCTGACATTATTTATTAGCCCATCATTTGCAGCTATGAAGTGTGAGCGCAAAATAGACGGTAGTGTTTGCTGTTGGGACACCACTGTAGAAGGGCCGTTCCGTCCATTGTCTTGCATGTGAGGCAGTCATGGCACAAACTCCAGAAGCTAAAGTTAAAGCTCAAGTTATTAAGCAGTTAAAGGAATTGGGGGCGTATTACTTCTCTCCGGTAACGGGTGGATACGGACGCTCTGGAGTGCCTGACCTTGTGGCTTGTATAAACGGTAGGTTCGTAGGTATCGAATGCAAGGCGGGTAAGGGCGTGACCACTGCGCTACAAGATAAGAACTTAGCAGCAATCAAAGAAAGTGGGGGCGTAGCTCTAGTCATTAACGAAGACAATGTAGCTAGCCTTACTGCAATCATAAAGATTATGGAAATCAAACATGGAAAATAAATCGGTACTGGACGAAGCCAAAGAGATTATCTATGGCGACAGAGAAAAGACTTACGGACATCCGTCGAAGAACTTATGGGCAATTGCTGTTATGTGGCAAGCGTATCTAACATCTAAGAGCGGGGGAGGGTTAGTGAAAGATTTAGACCTAGAACCACAAGACGTTGCTGTGATGATGGTGCTGTTGAAATGCGCTCGCCTTGCTAATGACCCAACCCATAGGGACTCAGTAGTAGATATCTGTGGGTACGCCGCATTGATTGAACGCTGCGATGAGCAAGACAGTTGAACCTAAGCGTGTGCGTCGGGCGGCAGTGATTCGCTACCTGCGAGGACGCCCTGCATGCACTATCAAAGAAGTTGCTAGAACTATTAAGGTCGGTTACTACACAGCGCAAAGACTGTTGAAAGAACTGTACAACGACGGGTTAGTGGAGTTGAGTGATGTAGACACCAAACCCTATAAATATTATGTATCACTGAGGAATAAGCTATGAGTAACATCACACAGTTGGCTAACACTATCGACACGATTAAGCACAAGTTCAGTCTTGACGACATCGACATCCAGATTCTTGGGGTCATGAGCGCTAAGTGGGACGAGGGTCGAGATGTGCGGGTGACTGACCTGACCTTGAAGTTTGGCAAGACCGTTGCATCCCCTGCGAGTATTCACTACCGGCTTACAAAAGACTTGGTTGATCTGAAACTGATTAAGCTACAGCAAAGCGAGGATGATGCGCGGGTTAAATTTGTAGTCAAAGGCACTAAGTTCGATGCACTTGAGGAGTACCTAGGAGGGATACTGTGAAGGCAACACTGGAAGAACAACTACGCACTTTGTTTGGCAATAGACTAAGAGAGGCAGAAGAGCATGAACAACGGAATGAAGCTGATACTAGCAAGGATGGAAACGAACCCCGAGGAGTTTGTGGACAAGCACAAGTGGAGGCACTTAGTAGAAAGTGATTGGCCTATGTTCACCGAAGAGGAGCAGAAGGCATACAGCGCTAAGCTGCGAGAGATTCTCATAGACCGATTCTCTGAAGAAGTTTTAAAGACACTGATGGAAGATGAGAATGAGGACAAACCCACTATGAAATACAAAGCGTCTGATAGGTATGCTACTGGGTGGATAGATGCAAGGGCGTTTAAAACTATATCTTTAACTCCAACACAAGTATCTATGGCGAATGGGTTGGGTATACCCCTTTCGGATTACGGCAAAGAATTATTAAAGAAGGGAATTTAAATTGAACATCATCACTGTAGATTTTGAAACATACTTCAGTACAGAGTTCTCGCTTACTAAGATGACGACTGAAGAGTATGTGCGTGACGATAGGTTCGAGGTAGTGGGCGTTGCTGTTAAGGTCAACGATGAGAAGACCCGTTGGTTTACTGGGGACTTCGAGCAGACTAAGGCATGGCTTGAGCAGTTCGATTGGGCTAACTCGTTTGTACTGGCACACAACATGCAGTTCGATGGGGCTATCTTGTCGTGGTTGTTTAAGGTGAAGGCTAAGGTGTGGCTCGATACGCTGTGCATGGCTCGTGCTATACATGGTGTGGAGGCAGGTGGGTCACTAGCTAAACTGACTGAGCGTTACAGCATCGGTGTAAAGGGCGACGATACAAAGTGGTCTAAGGGTTTGAAGCGCAAGGAGTTTAGTCTTGCACAGATGAACCAGTACGCTGAGTACTGCAAGAACGATGTCAATCTAACCTACCAACTGTTTACTATATTCATGCAGGACTTCCCCAAGCAAGAGCTAAAGGTTATCGACAAAACCCTACGCATGTTTATCGAACCAACTCTGGAGCTAAACCTGCCCCTGCTTGAGCAGCATTTGGAAGATGTTAAGAACAAGAAGGAGGCACTACTCGAAGCAGCAGCCGCAGATAAAGACACGCTCATGTCAAACGATAAGTTTGCTGAGTTACTGAAGATGTTAAGGGTAGACCCGCCTACCAAGATCAGCGCACGCACGGGCAAGACCGCATGGGCATTTGCCAAGACAGACGAGGAGTTCAAGGAACTGGCATCGCATCCCGACCCTCGCGTTCAGGCTTTGGTTGCGGCTCGCCTTGGTAACAAAACAACTTTGGAAGAAACACGCACGCAACGGTTCATCGACATAGCCAAGCGTGGCAAGCTACCTGTACCCATTAAATACTACGCAGCTCACACAGGGCGTTGGGGTGGGGACGACAAGATCAATCTACAGAACTTACCTAGTCGTGGAGCTAACGCTAACAAGCTCAAGCTATCTATCAAAGCGCCAGACGGATGGGTGCTGGTGGATGCTGACTCTTCACAGATCGAGGCTCGCACAGTTGCATGGCTAGCGGGGCAAGACGACTTGGTTGATGCGTTTACAAGGGGAGAAGATGTATACAAGATTATGGCATCAGCGATATATGGCAAAGCAGTTTCAGAAATCACTAAGGATGAACGGTTTGTTGGTAAGACGACTATCCTCGGGGCGGGTTATGGTATGGGCGCCAAGAAGTTCCAAGCACAGCTCAAGGGTTTTGGCGTGGATGTTGACGAGGCTGAGTGCCAGAGGATCATCACGATCTATAGATCGACCTACCCTAAAATTCCGTCGTTGTGGAAAGAAGCGCATCGGTGTCTTGAAGCCATCATTGCGGGAAACCATGCGACCTTGGGGCTAAAAGGGGTACTAGAGTTCAGTGCTGAGAACAAGGGCTTTAAGTTACCAAGCGGGCTGTGGCAACGCTACGAGGGACTCAAGGAAGTAACCGACCCCCAAGGCAACAGGCAGTATGAGTACCAGACCCGCAAAGGTGCTGTCAAGTTGTATGGCGGCAAGATTGTGGAGAACATTTGTCAAGCCCTAGCCCGGTGCGTAATCGCTGAACAGATGTTAAAAATCGGCAATAAGTACCGTGCTGTGTTGACAGTTCATGACGCAGTAGCCGCACTTGTACCGGAGGCTGATGTTAAAGAAGGTCAGGAGTACATTGAGCAGTGCATGAGATGGCGTCCCACATGGGCGCAGACCCTACCATTAAATTGTGAATCAGGAGCAGGTAAGTCGTATGGAGAATGCTAAAACAGTTGAGTATGTGTCGTATCAACTTGAACTTAAAAAGGAGATGAAGCTAGCACAGGAAGCCTTGACCCGCAGTGATTACAAACAAGCAATGGAGCATTGCATCAACATGCAGGTAGAAGTAAAGATGTTATCTAACGCAGTAAGTACTTGGATTAAAGAGAACCAATAATGGTAGACCTACTGCTAGCCTTTTTTGTTGTAACCGGTTCAATACTACTGGTGGGGTTGGTAGTAGGTTTTATTATTTGGTTGTCAATAAAAATAGGAGATTAAAGTGAACAGAGACTTGAGAGACTACGAGCAGTTGTTGCGTGTACTGGACAACGGTTGGTTTATCACGGAGGAAGAGATGGCGCAGGTAGCTAACATCATCCGCGCACTGAAAGAAGACGCAGACCGATACCGTTGGTTAAACCAAGTGACGCATCAGATGTTTATGGTCACAGAGAAGCAGCTAAACGAGCAGGTTGATCGTGCCATGAATGGGGGACGGGAATGATTGAAGACGATGATGACATCCAACAGTATGTTGCACAGCGCAAGTGGGTCGGGCTGACGGATGCTGATTGGGGTCAGCTATGGCAGGACTTTGAAGACGCTTGTGATGAGTTGGAGGTTGCGTATCAAGAAGAAGCACAAAAGAAACACGGTGAAGGACACTACTACATGAGTTCAGAAGATCAATGGGAATACGACAAGAGAACCATCCGCGATTTAGTCGAAGCCAAACTCAAGGAGAAGAACGGTGGATGAAGACAACAAACGCGCAAAATTGGTGAGTTATCCTCCATCAGAAATATTAGATTACACGATAGAAGACCTTGTTGATAATAGCGAGTACATAGGATTTTATTTACCATATCAATGGTCACAAGGGAGCGGAGATGGTATTGGCAACCCATGCCCTGAAGACCCTTTAACTATTTACTGGACTGCTGATGTAAACGGATGTGACGATAGAGTGACATATAAAACAACCTTTGGTGCTTTGTTGGATGATGTTTTTGAAGGCTATGAGTTATGGCAGGAAGATACACCAATGATAGGTTCAAAAGATGTGCCGATTTTTGTGGGTATTCGTGATGCCCTGCAAAAAGAAATAGACAGGCTGAACGTGTGGATTGATACCGCTAAACCAGAAGAGAAGAACACATGACTGACGAAGACCTAATCAGACGCGCAAAGATAGCATGGCACAACAACGACACTCAACACATTGCACTACCCATATACTCGACAAGCAGCGCACATCTACTGGACATTGCTTTTTACAAAGAGGGACATGAGTGGGTTGGTAGAATCAGCCACGAAGATATGGTTGAGCTAGTACGGGTTGCTGAAGTTTTGAGGAAGGAGAAGAATGGTGGGAGCTAAAACAAAACCCCCGCTGTATCGACAGACCATACCGCTCGAAGATCAGGGCAAGGTCATCACTAGCAGGTACTACAGCGTCAAGCCTGAGTCGCATCATCTAGGTACGATGCTGAACCCGTACTACAAAGAGTGCAACCTACGCATCGACTGGGGTATGGACGGTGGCATATATAAAGTTGAATTTCAAAACGTGGAGAAGAACGCATGAATGAAGAAGAAGCATGGCAGGAACTTGAACGCAAGCAGCGCAAGGCAGAGGAGCAACACACCACTACCGAAGCTCAGGTCAAGGCAATGGAATTTATTAACGATCACGCAAGCGAGCTAGGTATCATGACGCTACGCAAAGCGTTTGAGATTGGCTACCGCAGAGGTGTGTATGCAGAAACTTGGAGACAAGATGCCACACATAAACCTTAGAGCGCAGAACCCTGTGCGTATACAGGAAGGACTTAAAGAGATAGGTGAGGCGACTAGCTTTGATTTGTCCGAACACGTTGACTTACCACTTGCTACAGTATCGGCTGTGATTGCTGAGTTGTATAGACGAGGCATGGTGCATATCTCTGGGTGGTCACGCAACAAGCAAGGCACACCAATTAAGGTATACGGTTGGGGTGAAGGTGAGGACGCCAAGCAACCCATCAAAGGAAGCAAGCCTAAGAAAGTAATTGAGGTTGAGGTGCAGTTGCCTTTCCCTCGATGCGATGTAGCCGCTGAATGGCTTACACATCTTGTGGCACAAAACTAAGAATTACGATAGGATATGGGTAGAACTGTAACCAAAGGCACTTCATGAAACCCAACTATACGTGGTCGTATTCGTCTCTTGATCTCTTTAAGCAATGCCCACAAAAGTACTATCGCCTACGGGTAGTTAAAGATGTTAAAGATCCGCCTACTGAACACTTAACCTATGGGTTAGCAGTACATAAAGCTGCCGAGGATTACATCAGCCAAGGCACACCGATACCCGAGAAGTTTGCAAGCATCTTACAAGAACCCCTTGACCGGCTAATTGCAATGGAGGGGGAGAAGCACTGCGAGCTACGACTTGGGTTGACTCAGAACTTAGATGCTTGCAAGTTCTTTGACCAAGAAGTTTGGTGGCGTGGGGTGGCTGATCTAATAATCATAAACAATGACTATGCGTATGTGGTTGACTATAAAACCGGTAAATCGTCCAAGTACGCAGACACCCAGCAGCTTGAGATATTGTCGCTAGCCGTATTCAAGCACTTCCCACAGGTAAAGAAGATCAAAGCGGGGTTGCTGTTTGTAGTGGCTAATGATCTAATTAAGGCTAGCTACGAGCAGGATAAATCCGGAGTTTACTGGACAAAGTGGCTGGAAGATACTGGGCGTCTTGAAGCCGCTATCACTAACGGTGTATGGAACAAGAAGCCTAACTTCACTTGCCGCCAGTACTGCCCTGTGCATGACTGCGAACACAATGGAAAAGGTCACTGATATGCCGTACACAAAAAGCCCCCGTCCGTACAAGAAAGAATACGCTTTACAGAAAGCTCGTGGAGAGCATGACAATCGTATGGAACGACAGCGTGGTCGTCGCAAGCTAGATAAAGAAATGCCAGATAGTAATGGCAACGGTAAAGCAGATGCCCGTGAAGGTAAAGATGTATCCCACGTCAAAGCATTGGACAAGGGTGGTTCAAATAAACATGGGTTGCGTATTCAGTCCGCTGCAAAAAACCGTTCGTTCAAGCGTGACTCAAAGGGTAACCTCGTATCAGAAATTAGTAGTAAAGAACGTAAAAAGTAAGTATCATTAATTTGTAGTCTTTGGTTTGTTGTACATGGTGACCGCGCGTTAGATGTGAGTGGGGCGGTCAGGGTTTAGATATTTTCCCACAAGAAACCGCATCAGTCAGTGCTAGGGCAATCCCTTTACCTCAAGCGAGCTGACCGATTGACCACCGTAAGTGGTTGTTAAGAAGGCTAAATCGAAACATCGGTTTAGCCCGTATTGCGTTCTGGAGAAGAGATTGCAGATTATAGAAAATAAAGCGTTGCTACTAAAGCTACGCGACCCCGGCAGGGTTACAACCGTCATACCGAAATCAAAAGTACTTGATTCGGGCGAAGTGCTAGTGAAGTGGGGGCTGGAAGAAGCTCAGGTACTAAAGAACTTACGTATTAAAAACGTACCGAGTCCGATACTAGGTAGCTACAGTTGGCCCGGCTACTACAAACCATTTGCACATCAGAAAGAAACTGCGGCGTTCCTCACGCTACACAAGCGAGCGTTTTGTTTCAACGAGCAGGGGACAGGCAAGACGGGCAGTGTTATATGGGCAGCAGACTACCTACTGTCTATCGGTGCTATTAAGCGTGTGCTTGTGATCTGTCCTCTGTCTATCATGCAGTCAGCTTGGCAGAATGATTTGTTCAGATTTGCTATGCACCGCACCGTTGCCATTGCGCACAGTTACACCAGAGACAAACGCATACAAGCTGTTAATAGCGATGCCGAGTTTGTGATTGTGAACTACGACGGACTGAACATTATTCAGGACGCAGTAGCTAAGGGTGGGTTCGACCTAATTGTGATTGACGAGGCTAACGCATACAAGACTGTCTCCACAACTCGTTGGAAAACTTTAAACGCTATCGTCAAGCCTGACACATGGGTGTGGATGTTGACGGGTACACCTGCATCACAATCACCTACGGACGCATACGGTCTGGCTAAGTTAATTGCCCCGAGCCGAGTACCTAAGTTTTACGGATCATTTCGTGACATGGTGATGCAGAAGATCACGCAGTTTAAATGGATGCCCAAGCCTAGCGCAGAGAACATCGTGCATGATGTACTGCAGCCCGCGATACGGTTCACGAAGGATGAGTGTCTGGATTTACCTGACATGACTTACACCACACGCGAAGTACCACTGACTGCACAACAGCTTAAGTACTACGAGATCATCCGTAAGAACATGCTCGCTACAGCAGCGGGGGAAGACATCACTACCGTTAACGCGGCAGCTAACCTAAACAAACTGTTGCAGCTTTCATGCGGTGCTGTCTATACGGATAGTGGAGAGGTTGTAACGTTCGATGCGTCTAACCGTATCAATGCGTTAAAGGAAGTTATAGAAGAAGCAAGCCACAAAGTACTTGTGTTTGTACCGTACAGGCACGCTATTGAATTAGTTACAGCGGAGCTACGCAAGGATGGTATTGAAACAGAGATTATTAACGGCGCAGTATCAGCGTCCAGAAGGACAGAGATATTCGCAGACTTCCAAACCTCCGACAAACCCCGAGTCCTTGTTATTCAGCCTCAAGCAGCAGCGCACGGCGTCACGCTCACAGCAGCAAACGTAGTGGTGTGGTTCGCACCCATCACCTCAGTAGAAACTTACTTACAAGCTAACGCTCGAGTGCATCGTGCAGGGCAACATAATCCTTGTACCGTCGTGCAACTGCAAGGCTCACCAGTAGAGAAGAAGATGTACAAGATGTTGGAGTCTAAGGTGGA